GCGCGCTGGCGAGGGCCGTATTTCTCCCTAATTTTATTCTCAAGATCTGCAACTTGTGGCTGTGTTTGCAGGTAAGTTTCAAGGGATGACCTATAGAAAAGATTATTTGCTTCTGCTGCTTTCAGCGGATCTGGAGGGGGAGGTGCAGAAGGTGTAGATTGTCCGCCCATATTTAAGCCATAGCCTTTCTTACAAACTTCATATAATCATACTCCTTTGGTTTTCCAAGACGTTTAAAAATGATTCGCTTGCGTGGTCCAAATCGATCCCAAAGGATCAATAGCAAGCTTTTGAGTGGGTCAGCCAACTCAGCATTTCTAATACCACTAGTGGCACACAAGTCAACAAATATATCTTCCCCAAACTCATTATGAACATAGTGATCTGGATTTGTGCCATTTGGTATACACCTTGCAAGTGCCACTCCATGAATTTCTCCATTCTTATCCCTAACTGTTCCCATAAGTCCTTTGCTATCAAACCAATGCACCCAATCCCTAAAGTTTGGCCACATTGCCTCAATAACACCGCTTTTCTCAAGAAACTCTACCTGGTTCATATGTTTTGTTGGATCTGAATTGTGTCTGGATTGGCTGCCATGATGATTCCGCGAATGGAAAGCTTCCTGCTGGCAGCTTCAACCTTCATCTTAATATTGCGCCACTTCTCATATGACCTAAGACTATCCGCCCTGCGCTTGACAACCTTCGCACTTAGTGTGGCTGGGAGCGTAAATGGGAGCGTCAATCCGTCAGGCGAGGTTGTGTCGACATTCGTTCCAAGAGTAATATCGTTGCCATCCGTATCCCTGCGCATGCTTATCGTTGCGTTTGTAGATCCAGAATTAAAGAATTCAATCTCGTAGTGCGATCCGTACTTCAGCGCAAAGCGATCATCAAATTCATACGCCTTTGTTACCACCCTGCTCGTATAGCCAGCACCAAAGTCTTGGAACCCTGTATTGATGTCGACTGAATCTGAATCCTTGTAATCCGTAAGGTGACCAACCCTTGAGTTGGTTGTGCCTATGCAAAGTTTGATTGTGTTTGTAGTGAATCCAGAGCTAAAGCTTGTCTCAACCATCCTTGCTGCAGCGATCTCCCACAAGCCCTCAAAGCAGTTGAAAATTGAGTTGTACACCAATATGTGGCTTGGATTTGTTGCAGAATCTAGCGGTATGGCAAGTAGATATCTGTTGTTATGAAATGTTGCATTACAGGTATTGATAAAACTTCTGTTAATCCTGGCAATAATATCCTTAACTGGCTCGCTTATTGTGAGGCCAACTGTTGAGAAATCATCTGCCATAGACCTTGAAACTGATCGTATTCCGTCATTGGCTAGAAAGAATACGTCCTTGTTTACAAGGGCAACTGACCTGCCAGCGATACAACCAATCCTATTCGAAACTGTCTGAACAGACCATTCTGCTGCACTATTTACTAGCGATAAAACACTGGTTCCTGATGTAGTCGTTGTGCTTGGTGTGACATCAACCAGGTAGATCTTGTTTCTCTTAAACACGATGATCTGGAATCCGTAGAAAGGCTGGATTGCGATAATATCTTCTCCGTCATCTCCGCCCACAATAATTGAATTGGTGGTCTTCCAGATCTCTGGATCGAGAATGTCAGAGGCGTAAAGAGTATTGCGATTTTCACCTGTGCCTACTGCAAATAGACGATTTGTGAATGACTTGATTAAGCGCAGGCCAGTTGGAGCCAATTGAGTTGAAATATTTGCAGTAGCTGCTGCTCCACTTCCTCCACCTCCAGTAAATGTGACTGATGGAGCTGTTAGGTATCCAGATCCAGCATATGTAACAAGTACTGTTCCAACTGTATTGTTATGCATTACAGCAATTGCAGTAGCTCTTGTGCCATATCCAGCAGTTGGTGTACCAATTGTTACTGTTGGAGTTCCACTATTATATCCACCTCCGCTATTCGTCACAGTAATCGAAGCAACGCTAGTGCCTTGCTTATGGTTGTCCGTTCCATCTGTAAATTGAAGATCACTATTACCATCCGCCCAAAACAATTTGTTGTTTAACTGTGCAAATTCGAGTTGACCTGTTGAGTTTGTGAATGTTCCTCCAGTAGACGAGAACGTAGTTGAACTTGTATTATATTTATAAAGAGTTCCGTTTGATCCGAGAATAATCGTCTCAATGTTTGGCGTATCAAAATAAAACATACCCTGAACTGTGCTGGCCGTAGAAAGACTTGTCGTAACTGTCTCAATACCCTGGCGAGTCTGAAGGTTGCCATTGGGCGAAATGGTCATGTTAAGCAGCTCGGAGGCTGCGTTATCCGCAATAAGATTTGGGCTAATGCCAGATACTTGCCCACCATCAAAGGCAGGCGTGACAGCTACCGACAGTACATCATCTGTTGCATCCGTGAAGTACGGCATGGCTTTAGATGATCTCTTCTAAACCAAGTTCGCCAAGAGACGATGGGGTGATTTGCTTCATTCCGCCAACTTGGCTCAATTCATAATTTGCCATTGCAGATAGATCCGTATTGGCAGTTTGAACAACAAGCTGTGCCTTGCCATACTGCCTCTCACGCTCAAGCGCGTCTGCATGAGTTAATGCCAATACAACATGGCTTACATGCGGAAGGCGAAGTTCATCGCCAATGGCGTTGGAGGATGGAGGGAAGTCTACAACATAGTTTGAGCGAGTAAGGCATTGGAGTTTTTCAATAACCTTTAAAGTGGTGGTGCTTGCTGTATCAAGTCCTGGGTAAACATCGATTTCTGCAATACCAGAAGAATTACGCCCCTTGAAGTAATACGCTTGTGGAGTGCCAGTTCTGCTAATGTCCAGCAGATCCGCATCTTGCGATATAATCGTGGCAAGATCCATTGGGGTAAGCTCGTTGTCTCCCCAGGCAACGGAGAGAGGTGTCTCTACGTTTGTGCCTAGCGGAACTGTTCTACTGAAGGTTATTGCACCAGTAGGAGCTGGAGATTGACCAAGGGAATCAACCTGCCATTGCGTAAAATCAGAAGTTCCGCCTGTCGAGTAAATTGGCAATGTTAAATATGTGAATCCTGTAAGGGCTTGATTTATTTGCCAATATGCACTTCCGTCCCACTGGATATAATTTGTGAATACTTGATCTCCAGTAAATTGAGATGTACCAAATGTTGTTCTTGTATATGTACCATTTGATGCCGTACTTCCAGCTCCAGAAATAATAATTTGAGCAACATTATTAATTGAATACGTCGAATTGGTAACAGTCTCGCGCCATGGCGCAAAGTTCCAAACGCGCCGATAGTTTAGGGCTGCTGCCTTTTGCAGGAACGTGATAGTATCAGCATCGGTCTTTCCGATCTTCTCGCCTGCAAACTGAGCGATTTCGGTGATCGTCATTTGCTGGCCAGTTGTGCTTCTAGGCTGTCTACTTTGGCGGAGAGTTGTTGGATGGCTTTAACCAATACTGGAATCAACTTGCCAGGAGTCATTGCTAATTGGTTTTCGTTTTCATTCTCAACAAGGCCGATCCAATTTGCATTATGCTTATTTACGACATCCAAAGATTCTTGCGCAATAAATCCAGTATCAGTTAGTCCAACTCTCATTCCATCGCGCTGGTTCCATGTGAATTTAACTGGACGCAAATCATTAATAAATTCAATTCCAACTGGAATGTCTTCAATATTGCTTTTGTCCCTAGCATCAGATAATGCTGAAATTGTGGAGGTTTGACACCTCAAGGTTGCAATTGCTGAGTTTCCAAGAACAATTGTGTTTGATGCTGCCGTGCCACCACTTGTATTAACCGCCCCATTGCCAATAAATGTATTATTCGATCCAGTTGTGTTGTTGCCAGCAAAATATCCAATTGCCGTGTTAAAAATTCCAGTTGTATTGTCTCCTAATGCAGCATATCCAAACGCACTATTGTTACTTCCAGAAGTATTTGAATCAAGAACTCCAACTCCAAATGCAGAATTAAATGATCCTGTATTATTAACTAAAAGAGATTGTTCCCCAAATGCGCTATTAAAGCTTCCGCTTGTGTTTGCTTGTAGTGCGCTATTACCAACTCCAGCATTTAAGCCTCCAGTTGTATTGCTACCAAGCGTATTAAGCCCAAAGGCAACATTAGCTTGGCCTGCTCCAGTTCCAATTGTGCGTCCAGCTATTGTTGCATTGCTAGAGGATGTGAAATTGTTAATTGTTCCAGCAGTAAAATTACACGATGTTCCTAGCGAACCAGAAAATGACCCAGTATATGTACCACCTGTAAGAGTTCCGCTAAGAGTGCTTGCGGTTAATGTTTGAATCGTTGCTGATGTACTATTTAGCGTGGCCAAAGTTCCAGTCGTACTATTAAACGTCCCAATGGTTCCCCTGGTGCAGGAAAGTGTGCCAATCGTGCCAGAGTTAATGCTTAATGCGCACTCAGGGTTAATCGTAGCATCCGCAATCAAAGCATTTAGCTTCGTATTGGTTACTGTGTCGTTTGCACCAAAGCTGGTTCCTGCTGTAAAATTCGGCATATTTTCTCCTAGTTATTCCTATTTTTAATTACATCCCAAGCCATTGAACATATAAGGCCAATAACGCCAGAGAGGGCTAGTATCTTAGTCCTTAGATGCTCCAGCGCATTAACCTTATTAGCAATGTCTGCGTAGTTTGCAAGTGACCTTTCCACCATAGCGTAAAGCTGGACTTGACGCTCTTCCATCCTGGCGAGCTTCAATTCTATGTTCCAGACCTGGTCTTCGCTCATGGCTTAACTTGTCCTGCGTCATGGGCTGCTCCCATGTCGCTGTAGCGTGGTAGCGCGTTGTTGTCTTCGTGCTTTGGTGAGCAGGAACACAGCAAGAGGGCGATGAAGAGGAGGGGCATTAGGGTAATCCGAGGCCAGATCCGAGGGTAGTTTTGTAGATGTCGTTTAATGAGTTTAATTGTGCCTCGGTAATATCGTCACCGCCTAATGCCGTGAATGAAATAGTCCCAGCATATTCAGACCCCATTCTTGAATAACTATAGGTGCTTCCTTGATTAAATGTTTGTCCAGTTAATGATCCCTTCAATACTTTATCGCGGTAAACAAACATAGACCCGCTAGTAGTTCGTCCGATTACGGAGTAAAATGTATTTTGAGGCAGATTAGATACAAAAGAAAGTGCTTCTGGGTTTGAAACACCAGAGTTTGGAAGGCCAAAACCACAGTCAAAGACGGCAAATGCCCCAACAAATAAAAATGGGTTTCTTCTCGTATTGCTTCCAGAATCTTGAACATCAAAAAATCTGTTTGCACCATATCCAGTAATGCTACCAACACCCATCGCCAATTTATTTACGCGGTTTGTTGCAATCACATTTGAAAGACTTAAATAATTGCTTCCATTAAAAGTAATTCCATTAGTGCCCCAAGTTGGGCTTACATTAAGAGTAGCATCATATATTCCATATCCACCCAAGCTATACGCAGTTGTTCCAGTTCCAGCATTTTGAGATGAGCGAAGAGGCCAAGAAACAATGCTTGACCATAAGCCTAAATCTTTTACGCCCTTTACAAACGCATTAATCTGCGCCTTGGCTGTGGCATCAGTTACACCTGCCCTTGTAAAATACGCAGCAGCGTCGCCATCTATTAGGCTAACGCCAGAAACATTCGCTCTTAATCCTAATCCAAGTTGTGGCATGTAATTAAATGCAATTCTTCCGCCTCGATCTATTGAATCGAAGCGGAAGAATCACAAGATTAGGCAGCGGATCTGTAGGCAAGAACCTTGCCAGTACCGACAGTATACCCATCAAACGCACCATAAATGGTGAGTCCAGCAGGGATAGTCGTGCCAGTTAGCGTGCCAGTATAGTTTCCACCTAGCGCACTAAACGTGGTATCAGCAAGAGTTTGAATTGCCCAAAAGGCTCCAGTTTGCGCCGTACCTGTTGAGGTAGTGGCAACAAAGCCATATTCACCCTGGAATCTGTCTAATGCGCGTGACATTAGGTGTGCAGGGCAATTCTGTAAGAAGTGCCGTTAAGGGTCACGTTCAAGGAAGCAGGAGCGGTTGCAACAGTATTAACTGTGCCACCGCTGGAGCTTGCCGTAAACTCAATAACGTTGGTGAAGTTGGCTCCGTCAATTCGGATAGCCTTGTTCTTCGCTCTAACTGGACTGCGTTGAAACTCATTAGCCATATTTTTAATCTCCTTTACGACTCCAGGCACGTTTCACTTGATCCGCGCTGAATTCGCTTTTGAATCTACTGCCAAGTTTTTGTTCTTGGCGGTAGTACCCCTTCATAATATTTGTTTTATTAGACCCAAGTGGGTTGTCGAGGGGATCGCCAACGCCAACAAGAGCCAAACGTTGTGGGACAGTAAACCGCTTCAGATACTTAGGGACTGAGTCCCTTTCAGCTACTGATTTTTCCAGTTCAACGACTGAACCATTTCTGGTATCGGTGTACTGGTAAATAGGCATTAGCTGTAGTTCTCCTCGTCGGCATTCTTCGCCAGCTCACGCATTTTGTCCTCCTCAGACATGTTGTCCTCTTCGTTATTCTCGGATTCGCCTTCAATCATGGCCTCATTGACCTTGATGTATGCAGCTCCGTTCTTAACCATTTGAACAACACCGCTGAGTTCAACTTCATCACCTTCAGAGGGAGGAACATTGTCTCCGCCATCATTAACTTCAAGCATCGACAGGGGCAACATGACCATGCCTTTCGACATTTTCATATCACCACCTTTATTCATTCCTTCTTTCATTTGATCTCCGTTGGAAGAGGCTGGGGAGGTTTTACCCTCCCCAGCTTTCCGAGGACCCATAGCGATTACTAGGGTTCCCATTTAATTGTTTAGCTGTAGTTCGACTTCGCGAAGATCGCGCGGAAGAACGTAGTATCCAATTGTTTGGCAGCATAGAACGTCTTAAAGGACGCTACTACGCGCTGACCATAGGGGTCGGATTTATCGGCAGCATCAAGGATCGTGACCTTCGGTGAGAAGGGAGAGCCAGAGGCAACGATTGAGCTTAAGCTAGGAACTCCGAAAGAGTTTCCACCCAAGAGCAAGTTGCCATAGACAGCATTGCCAGCAGTCGAAGCAGAGGCTACACCCGCAGCAGCGGTTGCAAACGTCTGAACGTTGGTGCTGGAAATTACCTTGCACCCAAACAAAGAGCCAATTTCGCCCTTGAAAATGGCATCAGGATTCGAGTAGCTCGAAACCTTCAACCAATCGTCATCCTGCTGTAGGTCACGAATGACCGCAGGGTGAGCGACAAGGACGTAAGAATCCTTGATCTTGGGCGCACGGCTGATGAACAATGCAGTCGCACCATCGAGCAAGTCGGTGGCGGTGATTGCGCTGTTAGCAACAGAGCTGGTCGCGAAGGTCGTGCCGTTCGTGCCGTTTTGGGCATAACGAGCATAGCTCTTCGTGGCAACGTTTGTGCCAGTCGAGGTGGAAGAATCTTGGATCAGCGCGCGGTGACACAGAGTGTCCGCATGCAGAGCAGCGTCTTCACCCAACTGTTTGGTGGCCTGGGCGAGGTGGTTGAACAATTCGGTGGCCAAGAGAACGTCCGTGAGAACGATCTGGCTGCCGTACTGCTGGAGGGTCGCTTCAACAGTGGACAGAGTCAGCTGACGCTGATCCGAGCCATCGCTAACAGTCGTGCCTTCCGACAGACCAACAATGCTGCTGATCGAAGGATTATCAAATTTAAAAAATCTGATCGTACGATTTCCGCCAGTTTTCGAAGGATACGCCACCTTCATTGCAAACTGCTCCATCTGGAGCAAGGGTAACGCACGTTCCAAGAGCATCTTGGAGAAGTACGTCTGGAACTGTGCCGACACAGATCCTGTAGTTACATTAGCCATTTTATTATTTTCCTTTTAAACAACTAACCTATTTTACGATCTATCCGCCTCTGCTGCCATCCTAAGCAATTCACGACCTTGCTCCTCCGAGGAGAGTTCGTGAAAAGCTTTGACGCGAGCAGGGCCAGAAGGTTGACCGCTTGCAGGTGTCGTTGCCTTTCTTAGTTGAGTCACTTCGGACTCATACTTTGCAATCTTTTTTTCCAAGTCAGAGGCAGCGTCCGCTTTGAGTTTAAGCTTTGCCAATCCTACCGCATCATTGATTCCGTTAGGATAGTTCCTAAGAATCGCGTGCTGCTGTAGCAGGGTTGAGACTGCTTTATAGAGATTGGTCGAAGAATCCTTTAATTCTGGATTCGCCTCGACTTCTCGCAGGAGATTTTGATCCCAGGCGTTCTTCCATTCGGAGTTCGCCTTTTGCTCATTGTATCTCTTGCCTTCAGTCTCAATCTCGTTGGCTTTGCTTTCAGCGAGTTTTGCAAGATCATCACGGCCTTCGTCACGATAGCTTTTTGCGGCTTCGCGATAGTCATCCGCGCTAAACTTGCTAGAACTTGCCTTTGCTTCTGTCGAAGCAGCCTCTTGACTAGACCTTGCAGCCTTGGCTGCTTCAATAGCTTCCCTTTCAGCTTGGAGTCTTGCACGTTCCGCTTTGACATCTTCCCACTCTTTTGCGAGTCGAGATTGTGCCTTTTGGTACTTGCTTTGCTTCTTTTCGGAAGCTGACTCTGACTTGGGTTCATCAGATTGCGTTGTTAAAGAGCTTGTTGATGTAGTTTCAGTCTTAGGGACTTCATCTACCACCGCATCGTTCGATGTGGATTTTGTTTCGGCATCTTCTGGAGTCGCAGGTGTCTCCGAGTTATCACTGCTTTCAACCTCCTGCTCAACCGCCTCGGTAGTTTCAACATTATCTTCTGGCACTTCATCTAAGCCAGCGTCAAATGCTGCAGCCATCTTCAGCATGTCAAGTTCAGTCGGTTCTTTGGAATCAGCCATGTTGACCCTTTCTTACACCGCGCCACAGGGAGTCATTCTATGGCGTAGGTTAATTGACAGCAGGTTCATCGGCCCCATCCCTGCTGTCGAGGATGGGCGAGTTTTGTTTGGGGCTGCATAGCGACTCAATTGTCGCAACACAACCTCGAAATCCTTTAGCATATCCACAAGCCTCTGCAAGTGAGTTCGTATCTTTCTCTACTGCAGAGGCATTTTGGCGTAAGGTAAGGTTAAGAAGGATCAGGCTTAGTTTCTTGCCAGCAAGCGTGCCAAGGAATCCTGTCAATGCTCGCTCGTCCTCTGCTTCCCACTTAGGTTCGTCTACCCACTCCTGGTGACGGATAAAAGCCATGATTGCGCGCAGTTTTCTCATACTATGTACCCCCAGCTATCGCCTTGGAATAAGGCTAGGTAATCGCCTTTGAAAGTCTCTGAGAGTGCCTGTCTTACTGCTGGAAAGCTAAAGTCGTGGCCTGTCATACATCCACCCTTTCTTAGCTTTGGCAACCAGAAATCTATGTCAGCACGCACACCTTCGTACCTGTGGTCACCATCCACATAAACCATGTCAAGCGATCCATCGGCAACAAACTCAAGCGCATCCAGGCTCTTGCCGCGAGAGAAGGTTACATTACCCTTTTGCTTGGTTCTTTCGGTAAAGGCATTGAAAACATCTTCCATTGGGCATTGGTGGCTTGCCACATCATTTGGATCGTATCCATTCTCCCAAGGGTCTACTGCCAATACTTCTTTAAAGTGATCCGCCAATACGACAGTACCCTCGCCACTATATGATCCAATCTCAACACACTTGCCAATCGCGCCATTCTGATTTGCCCACTTACAAAGTTTTGCCAAGCCTTCAGCTTGGAATGCATCACGCATTACTGGTACTGCCATCCGCCAATACAAGCGGATGTAGCTATAAAGTCAAAGCTTAAATTGTTCTTGTCTTTGGAAGCGGAATGACATTCGGACGAGGCTGTCTGGGTGTGCGGTTCATTCTGCGAACTCCGCCTGCCACCTGTGAGAAGCTTCTTTGAGGTCCGCCCATGCCTGCAAAGTTTTGCGCTGCTTGATTTATGTCCTGATTCCGTTGCATGCCCTGTTGAAGCATTTTGCTGTAATCGGCCATTGCAGCTTGCGCGCCTTGTGGGGCTTGTGGGATTGGAGTAGGCATTCTTTCGCCCATACCTGCAAGCGCAGCATTCCTGAATTTTTGCATGTCATCTGGGAAACCTTGTGGCATTGGAGCGGGTATTCCTCCACCCATACCTCTATTCGCTAGGTCTTGATTTAATGCATTTGATCCTGGTGTCTGAATTGGCATTAGGCTTGGTGCATTTGGATTATATCTTGATAAAGCATCCCTTAAACTTTGCTGGTATCCCTGCATAGCCTGACCTTGTGGGCTTTGTGGATCTACAAACTGATAATCACCTTGACCTCCGCCTGCTTGTGGGCCTTGAGGTGGCATTTGATTGTAGGCTAAACCTCCAGCCTGATTTGCTGGAACAAACCTACTTCCAGGTGCAGGCACTACGCCTCTTGTCCTTGATGTCTTTTCGCCTGTCGCTGGATCAATATAATCAACCATGTCCTGCGTGTACATCTTGTTTGGATCTCTTGAATCAATAAAGTCTTGATTGCCAGATTGGCCTCGTTCTGCCCCCATCCTTGCACGTTGTTCTGCAATAAAATTGTCATAATTCCGTTGCGCCATAGCTGCATCAAAATTAGGATTACGCACTGCATCAAGCGGAGCGGTGCTTGGCTTTCTTATTGCTGGTGCTTTTGCCTTTGCCTTTATTTTTCTTTTGATTGCCATATTAAATTACCTGTGGTTGAAGTTGCTGTTGTTGTGCTGCCATCTGTTCTTGCTGTTTAGCTTGCCCAGCAGCTGCATCGCGAAGTTGTTTCTGAATAGCCCTAGATGTATTCGGATCGGTCTGTTCTAGCGCAGCTAAGTGCTGCTGCAAGTGGTCCATGAGAACCTGCGTTGCACTCTGGTCTACTGGCTGCTGTCTTACTTGCGCAGCCTGATTGAACGCGAAGAGAACCGATATGTGCGCTTTGTGATCGTCGCTAGGTTTAATCGCGACAGGGAATCCTGTGGCCAGCATGGTCGCAATTTCTGTCGCCTGATCTTCAGCCTGATCGCCTGATCCCGCTTGCGGGTCTGTAAATAGTTTTCTAACGAGACTAGGATCATCTTGTTCAAGAACTGATTTTACCAGCTCTCCTTGGTTAATGTAGGGATTCCCCTGGAACATCTGCATGCGAGCAACTGATTTCTGCAATGCAAATTGGCGGTTGATAAAGTCAAGTCCGCCCTTCGGCTCAATCGAGTACTCTTCATGAATTCCTTCAGGAGGCATCTCGCCAGTATCGTCGGCATAGCGGAACATCAAATCTTCCTTCGCGTACTGGACGTATAAAGCCCAAGACTGACGGAAGAGGTGAGCCAAGCTCATTCGGAAAATACGATTGCGCAAATCACCAGAAGCAGCAGCCTGACCCTGCATTGCTTGAATCTCGGCAGCAGTCTTTCTGTCAGCAGTATTAAACTGCGAGCCAGCACCAAAGTCGGCACTGCCCATTCGGTTCTCTGCCAGCTGACGCTCTTCAAGCATCAAACGCTGGAAGTCGAATGGAGGTTGGCTGAATTGGACAGGCTTTAATCCTTGCGGAAGGATCTGCCCAGGCTGCATCTTCAGATTCGCTGTGTTGAGCGAGATGGGATTCTGTGCTTCGAAAACAGGGCGGTTGGCAAGCTCCACATAGTCGCTTAGGGAATTTTTGAGCTTATTGCAGAGGTTCTCGCTGGGTAGCAGGATCTCGGCCACACCTCTTGGACTATACCAACCGCCACCTGTGATTTCATATGGGAAGTCGACAAAGGGAGGCTCGCCATGTTCGTATGGCAGAGTAAATGGTTTCCTTACGTTCTCGTTAACCGCGAGAGGGGAGAATGTCTCAACCAACCATCCATCCTTCGACGGAGTGTACATTTCCCACAAGATGATCCGATCATTCTCAGCTTCTTGAGTGATGCCTTCACGACGATAGATCTCGTCCTGAATCTCGCTGCGCAGGCCAACAGAGTTGTTTGGTTTGCCAGCGATTTGCTTGATGAAATTTTCGTCCTGTTTGTAAAGTGGATTGGTCTTATAGGTATCGACGGAGGTCGATATGATGTGAACGATGAAGTCCGCATCTTTCAATTCCTTGGTATACTGAGGAACGATTAAATGAAAAGGATCGATAGCTTCAAAGCTGATCCGCTTGGTTTGATCGTCCCAAACAACCTTTGCCACACCGCGACCATAGAGAAGCAAGTTGTCGATTACGGAAACAATTTCTTTCTGGAAGTTGGATTGCTCGCGCATCTTGTAATCGAACCAACGCTCGGCAGTAACAGTAATCGGAGTCAACTGCTGACGCATCGGAACGAAGCTGCAAAGAATGTCGTTGCCAATTGCACTATTGACGAAGGAGGGCTTGAGACGCTCAATCGCTGTGTCGATCAACTGAACGTGCAGGTCGGCAGCGGTAGGCCATGGCTTAGTCTTACGGCGAACTCCAAAGTAACGAGCCTGATAGAACAACCGCTGGCGGTTCTCCCAAGTCTCGCGCTGGTTCAAGCAATCAATAATCCTCTGGTAGTAATCCCCGCGACGATTGCTCTTCTCTTGATTGATCGCCATACTATTTGTTCCTTTCAGTCTTTAGTTCATACGAAAGATCGTTGACGGCATTCAGGGCTTTCCTTGCCCATTCGCGCGTACCAGGAGTACCGCGACGAATCTCGATGTAGGTTGGATCTTTCATCAGCTCTTCAACTATCCCTGTCGTGTGGGTTACTGGTGTCGTTGTTGCGCACCCACCAAGACTCACCGCGCAGATCACTATCAATAGCTTTACGATTGTTGCGCCACTCGTTCTCAAAGTTCTGAGTGCGCTTTTCCCTCCAATCAGGAATGATGCGAAATACTGCTGCGATGATTTCAAGTAACGCACGCAGCACAAAAGATTATTTAATATTCAACCCAACTGTCTTCAGGAAATTAACGATCTTTTCCAAGAAGCTATCATCAGCTGGAGTGGGGGTAAGTTTTACAATAATGCGAGCAGCGAGAACGATGCCACCAACGGCAGCAACGATCTCTTGCCAGTTTGAAGTAATCCAATTCCAAATATTCATAGTTTATCCTCCTGCATCAAAACCAGCCATAACAGGGTCATGCGACTCCATCATTTGGCTTAACGTCCTCCAAGTTGGACGTTCCGTGGGGAAAGTCAAGTCCCAGCGTACATTACCACCATCTAGGCACAATGCCAATGCGTCCGC